ACTATTAACGTAATTGCCTTTATATTCTAGTTGACCATTAGACCAATACTTTTCCCATAATCCATGTTGTTCCCTCTTGTCGTTTCTTGATTCTATATTTTTATTCATAATGCCTTATTTTTTATAAAGGTAATAAAAATATTTGGATTAAACAACATATTGGATTAAAATTATTTTAGTGGGGTTGAGGGGAATCGAACCAATATCTAATAAAAGATACTTTTACTTCGCTACTGATTAAGATAATACGTACTTTCTAAATCCATCACTTTTCAACCTTATCACATTGCACCCTCCAGTAGGTTGAGTTCCCACACTCAAAGCAACCCCATATATTTTTATTTTATTTAGAAGCCGTTTTACGACCTTTTTCCCATCCTTGTTTCTCAAATGTATCTAAATCTTCTTTTTTAATCTTTTTATTTTCACCACCTCTAGTAATCCAACAACTACCATATTGTGAGTTAGTTGAACCGATACCAGCACCTTTCATGCTTTTACTAATCTTAGATTTAGTTTCATCAGAATGTTTTTTACCGCTCCAATCTAAATTTTTAATCATTTTAGACCTTGTATTAGTATTTTTCCAATTTTTATTTGATTGGTCTAATAAATGGTCATCATTAGCTTTTTTTAATATTGGGTCGTTATCAAGTTTTAATTTAAAAGCTAAACCACCTCTTGTTGCAATATCTTTTCGACCCTCAGCATTTCTAACAGCAAAACCAGTTATTTTTTTTCCCTCTTTCATAATATATATTTTTTGTAAAGGTAATAAATACTTTCTGATATTCCTAATTTATTATAGAGCGGTAGATGGGGTTCGAACCCACTTTATACGTACTCAGTAGGTTACTGTGTTTCAACACCTTAGTTGTATTAACACCGAAAACATACTCATATTTTTTCATATTGTTTTTCCCATTTTCTTATTGCATTATCACTAACGCCATATTTTCTACCAGTACCAGAATACCCCAACTCACTTATTTCAGTAATAAGTTGTTTATACGATGGTCTCTCAACTTTTCTATTATCCTTAGGGTCATATATATCTTTTTTGATAATTATTGGTTTAATATATTCACCGTTCAATTTTTGTTTTTCCTCTATTAATTTATCTAACTCTAAACCCTTAATATAATTTCTATATATTTTCCTTTCGTTTCTACCATTACCCTTATTTAAGGAACCATATGTTGACGTTAGAGAATGGCAATTAGGACATAATAATTTTAAATTAGTTAATGAATTATTCTCTGAATTACCATCAACATGGTCCATTTCTATAGGTACATTACCAGTTGTTTTATTTACACTAGCCCAACCACATTCCATACACTTATCCCCATGAATATGAATTAAATATTTTTTGTAACGACCTTCATATTGTTTGGTGTCACCATTTTCAATTTTATTAAAAATTAACATTTCTTTATATTTAGAGTAACATGTGTTATCACAATATTTTAGATATTTACTTAACTCGTTACTACAATTTAAACATTTATTATTTTTATTATTATGTACATTTTTACCTAACTTAATATTTGTAGCATAAGCAGAACAACTATGATTGCAATATTTCCTATCTCTATCACACCGTTTATTAATGTTAACCTCAAATTCAGAACCACAATATTCACATTCTTTTTTTTGTTCATTAAATGTAGTTTTATTTACATTTAACTTATTTAATTTAGACCTTAGAGTACCATCTGATACATCTAAATAATTACAAAGTTGAGAATATGTCTTCCCTTCTTTCAGTAAGGAAATTAACATATTCTCTTCTTCTCGTGCCCATTTTTTCATATTTATCATTTATTATAAATATATCGAAATATGGGAAACGACTAAAATAAGCGGATGATAGGATTCGAACCTACGATGTGAACTTTATCTGACTTGGAAGGCCAGTGTTCTTCCACTAGAACCTCTACCGCATTTATTATAACGAAAAGCTAAAAAGCTAAGTCGAAATTAATTTGAGCTCCTACTCAGAATCGAACTGAGTTCTCTAGTTTACAAGACTAGCACATCACCGTTTATGCTTTAGGAGCAAATTGATTTTTTACCTTCTAGGTAAAAGAAGCTTAAAATCTAACAGCATACCGTGAGGGTAGTAGGAATCGAACCTACTCAGCTTACGCAACGGTTTTACAGACCGTCCCAACTCTCCAACTTTGGCGTACCCCCATTTTATTTTTATTTACCCCTTAGAAGGTTAAGTACTAGTTAAAAATATAAAATTTACTCGTTATTTTCTTCCCTTCTCCCAATTCTGTTCTATATAGAAATCAAGAACTTCTTTTTTAATCTTCTTATTACCATGACCCTCCTTGGTTATCCAACAAGTACCAAATTGTGAGTTCTTTTCACCAACTCTTTCCTTGGCCTTATTACTCATCTTTTCTTTAGACTCATCCGAATGTGTTAACCCACTAAACGTTGGTAACTTAACCTTACCTTCTTCATGTACCTTCTTGCTATTATCGGATAAGGTCGATAGTGTTTTATTCCTATATTCCTTATCATTCTTCATTCGTTCAGCATGTTTATCACCACCAAGTTTAGATGTTAGTTGGTAATGTTGCTCGCTTATATAACCTCCCGTTCCACCTCCCATTAGATTCATACAGTCCTTATCCGTAATCATATCATCTGTGATTGCTTCTATTTCAGCTTCAATCAGAAGCTCCCTAGTCCCAAAGAACTCTAACACCTCTTTAGTGTGGTTATCATCACCATGTTTACTTATGGAAGCTCTAAGCCTCCTACCACTACCCATGTACCCATCTTCCAAGTCATTGGTTGAATGCATACCGATATAGTATCTGTTGTTTACATTACAAGTAGTCTTATACAAGTAATGAATATTATTTTCTTTCCTCATATGTATAATATACACAATAGTACAAAAAAGTCAAGGGTTGTCCCACTAGGGTTCGAACCTAGACTCTTTCGGCTCAAAACCGAACGTGTTGCCAATTACACCATGGGACAATAATTTAATTCTACGCATCCGTTGATACCAACGCACCTATGTATTAATAACAGTCTACAAGTCGGGGATGCAAGAATCGAACTTTTCCTCACCAGTCCAAGTGGTGTATGCAAACCATTACAACTCATCCCCGTTAATTATTGTGATAGGGTTTGCACCTATATCTGTGGCCTATCTGCCCATATTCTAATTCTGCGACTACTTTTCTAACACCTTTCACTGATTGTACTTCTCAGTTAATAATTATTAGTACTTATAGTTGCCTTTGTTAAACTACACAACAAGGTCGGGATAGCAAGATTCGAACTTGCATGATGCCTCCGCTCCAGACGGAGTGACTTAGCCGTTAGTCCATATCCCGATAATTCACATTCCTTCTTGAGTTTACGTGTAACTTAAATTTTAATCCAATATGTCAAATAACGTTTCTTCTTTTGATTGGTGAAGATTCCATAAACGCAAAAAACCCAGTTTAGATTTCTCTGAACTGGGCCTTATAAGATTATTTAAAATTCTTATATATTTGTCAAGTCAAACAACATGACACGCCCAGTCGATTTAGGTTGCGGTTGCCCACCCTTCGTATACTGTTTCGTTTGATATGTCATTACTGTTGTTTTCATTTTTTCTTTTTTTTTAATTTATTTCTTTCTATTAAATATGTACAAAGATAGTAAAAGTTCTATTATTTTAATATTTTTTTTTACTTATCTTTCTAACTACATTACAAAGGTACTAAATCTTTTCCCAATTGTCAAGCTTTTTCTAATCTTTTTTTAATCTTTTTTTTCTTCTCTTATTTTATCACGTAATTCAGCCGCTTTCTCATAATTTTCATCAGATACAGCTTTATCTAATTGAGTTAAAAGGTCATCATCATCTAAGGAGGTTTCATGACCATCAATTAAAATTTTATCTACATCAAATGGTTCCTCAGATATTTCAGTTTTTATAATATCACCCATTTCAGTATGCCAAACACTTTTCTTAACGTATATATCATCTTCCATGTATACATCTATAATATCTGGTTCACCTAATTTCTCAACCTCTCTATTCATTTCAGACATATCATCCATTTCATTATTATCTTTCATATTGGATAACATATCTATAAAGTCTTTAGATTTAGATTGAAACTCTTCATCTTCTTTATTAATATTTTTTTTCTTTTTCTTTGGTTTATTACCTCCAAAAAACGATTCAAATAATTCATCAAATGTACTCATAATTTTTATTTTTTTAAATGTTAATCCTTATACAAATGTACACATTATAATAATAAAATCCAATTATAAATCAAAAATAGTTTTTTGATTTGGTGAAATCTCACCAGATGTATATTTTAATAATTCTTTATTTAATATATTTATCTTTGAAGATAACTCATTTTTTTGAACATTTAAATTTTTTAATTGTTTAGTAATTTCAGCTATTTTTTTAGTTATACCTTTATCACCATAAGTGTTACCTCCCATATCTATATATATATATTAAAATTTATAAAAATTGGAAATAAAGGTATAAAATTAAAAATGTTTAGGGTGATGTAGTTACTTTCTATATTTCGGACTAATTATCATAGCTTGAATAACTATTGCTAAACTATGATTGCTAACCTATTATCTTCTTAGCATTAATACTGACACATTTAATATAAGCTTAACACACATCACCTTTTTCTAAACACCAAATAAACCTCATCGATAAAGTTTATTTTTGGGTCAGAGTAAACCTCCGACTACCACCACCTTGTTTTTCAAAACAAGGAAACCCGTACAGAAATTAGGACTCGAACCTAAATATTTACCTTACGTCATGTTACCATATTAAAGATGAATCGAACATCACAAACGCATTTAGAGATAACGCTCTACCAATTAAGCTATTTCCATATAAAAGGACAAGATTATTTTTTTTGAACGTGCTCTACCAACTGAGCTACCTAAGACCCCCATAGGGTTTCTCAGAGTGGGACTCGAACCCACGACCACGGCTTTAAAAGGGCTTTCAGTTTTGTTTGCTGAAATAATCTTTCATTCCTTTTGCAATAATGCTATGCAGTTCCCCACATAGCTTATTGTTAATTATTTACCAGAAGGTGAAACGTTGATTGAACCAACAGAAGCAGCTTTTGCTCTTTCAATACTAGCAGCTCTTTCAGCATCTAATTGTGAATACAATTTAGTAACTTGTTCTTCTAAGAACTTGTTTTGACTAGCCAATGTTCCAATTTTAGCTGAATTATCAGCAGAAATAGCTTTATGTTCAGATTGAATCAATTTAACTTCATTCTCATAATTATATTTCATTCTTGTTGTTTCAGTAGAAACCTCTTTTTCTATTCTAGAATCAATATTAGATTTAGAAGTTGATAACTCATCTTTTAACTCAATCAGTTCACTAACAGAAATTGCAGTATAATTTTTACTAGCTAAATGTTCGTTAACAACTTTTTCAGTGTTAGATTTAAAAGATAACTCTAAGTCTACTTTTAACTGACGTTCTTTCTCAGTATACTCAACTGTCAATGCAGCGATTTCTTCTTCTTTATTAGCTACTAATAAAGTCATGTCTTCAGCTTTTAAAGCCAATTTACCTACAGTTGTTGTAGCATTATTTAATTCAATAACCGCTTTAGCGATTTGATTTGCAGCTTGTCCTAATACGATTTCAGTCGTAGCACTTGCTTTTGTTTTTCTTGGTGTTGCCATACTTTTTTTTTTACTTTTACTTATTTATTTATACTTATTTATTTATACTTATTTATACTACTTTCTTACACTACAAATATACGAACTTTAAACTCAAAAGTCAAGTGTTTTTAAAACTTTTTATCATTTATTTTACACTATAACTAATTAATAATCAATGAATTATAATATATTGATAATAAAAGTCACAAGCTTATAATTTTTGACCTAAGCTGGTTATAATTCCAACATGGCTAGTGCTGCTTGTTCTCTTATTATCAATATTATTTAGTGTCCCTAGAAGGATTCGAACCTACAAACCAGAATCAATGGCCCACTTTTCACCCCATAAACCTAAATGATTAATCTAGAGCTAGTCTCAATAGAGACGGGTTAGTGCGGTGTGTATGCCACTTCCACCATAGCGACTATGATAATGCCGTCAGATATGCTGCCTAGACTCAATGTAGGACGAACTACATCTTTACATATCCCATTATCAATTTTTTTGGGTGGGCCGTTGCATTGACGGATTACGTACACGTTTTTTGTGTACAACCACTAATTCCGATGAACTTAATCATTAATGCCATATAGCGTTTCGAAAACCAAGTGGTAAGGGGATGATTCGAACATCCGACCCCCAGCTATTACACCCTTGCTCTAACCAACTGAGCTACCTTACCATTTAGTAGAATTAACCTCTTCTACTATGAGCTCACCTAAATTTCTATTATATATAGGCGTGTTATGTAATATAACATCTTTTGATATATGGACTGAACCGTACCTAATATATAATAAAAATATTTAATATGAACGGACATTATCCGTATACATATAATATTATTTCCAATATGTCAAAAAACGTTTACTGAGGGGATGATGGATTCGATACCAACAACCATTAACTGCTTTCGCTCGTTTGCTCTAAACTTAAAGCTAATCCCCATTAAAATTAAATAGTTTTGATGTTATTTAATTTATATTACAAAGGTACAAATCTTTTTTTAATTTTACAATGTTTTTATTAAAAGATATTTAAATTTTTCATTTTTTAAATGTTTAACATTATTATCAATAGATTCATTTAAACAGTCTGAAACCCATGACTCATCTTTTAACTTATGAATTTCTTTCAAATATAATTCATAACACCATGGTGATATCAAAGCTGAGTCTTTATCAATCAAAATATGTGAATAATTTTTATAATCATCTTCATCTTGAATTTGTATTATATACCCATCTTTATAATCATAATTAAAACCATAACAAAAACCACGAACAGAAACATCATCAAACTCTGTTACAATAAAAATATTATCTAAATTACTCTCAGACTTAAATACATCTATTTGGTCATGTAAGCCTTTACCTAAAGGTACATAAAATTCATGACTGAACATTTCATTATAAGTTTTAGATATATCTGGTATAACTATTAACTCATCACAACTTAATAATAAATCATGTGAATAACTTCCACCAGAATACTCGACAACTTCAACATTAAATTTACTTAAAATAGAGCGAACTTTATATAAAATATTCGGGTTGGCATTATTTGATTTAGCGAGATAAATCTTTTTCATATTTTTTAATTAACCTTTAGTTTCATCACCAAACCACTCATCATATATACCTTGAGCTTCTACTAACTCAATATCTTTAAGTGCAATTTCCATTTTTGTTAAATGCAATTCTTTCACCCATTCTCCAGCATTAAACTCCTTAGAACCTGGTCTTAGAGAATATGTATTATCTGGTGCTAAATCAGTTAAATTGTTTAACTTATTATTTAACTGTAGTTTTTCCCTCTTTAAATTTTGAAGAAAAGACTCAACTTCAATAACAGTTGTGTCTTCTAGCATTTTAGCTCTTTTTGCTTTGATTGATTTGTCAGAAGCTGATAACTCGTTTGCGAATTTACTCATTTTATTTATTTTATTTATTTATAATTAATTTACTTACATTACAAAGGTACTAAACTTAATTCGATATTCCTAACTTTTTATTAATCTAAATAAATATTATGAAATTCGATAGAATACGCATCTAAAGTACAACCAAGATTATAATAATAAAAAATCATATCTTTATTTGACGTGTCATTAATAACAACTATAATTTTGTTCGCAATAAACTGTAAAACTTTTTTTCTCATCGTATTATTTATTTTAACAAATGTACTAATAAAATTTTAATTTTACAACTCTTTATCGTAATTTTCTTGTAAAACTTTATTACCTTTGGTATTTGATGGTTCAAAACAACAATGTCTGCAATTACTACCACAACAAGTCCCTCTATTTCTCAAATACACATCAGTATATACTATGGTACCATTTTCTAAATAATAATCTATACCAAGTTCAAATCTAAAATTTCCCATTGTATTTATTTTTTTTAGTGGAGATGATGAGACTCGAACTCACATCCTTTACCTTGCAAAGGTAATGCTCAACCAATTGAGCTACATCCCCAAATATTAGATTTCGTATCTTTATTACACTTAAATACAAGTCGCTATCAATTTATCTAATCTACTTTACGTGTTCCCTATATGGGTATTCCCATAGGATTTGTGTAACACCTAGCGGAGATGATGGGACTCGAACCCACAACCGTCTCGCAGACAACGAGGCATACTACCAATTGTACTACATCTCCATTTTGGCGGTCCCACGGGGAGTCGAACCCGACCCTATCATCGACAGTGATATATCCTAGCCATTAGACAATGAGACCGTATGTTAGTCTTTCCTAACAGTCATACTCAAAACCCATACTAGACGTAACTCTAGCTACTTGGGCGTTTGAGATTAAGGTTGGACTCGAACCAACGACCACGAGTTCATTTACACTTTCGAGACTCTTGCTCTAACCAACTGAGCTACTTAATCCACCCTCTCATAACCGACTTGTGTAAGAACCTATTGAGGGGACACTAATATGATGTTTTCAGTTTTCACAGTATCTCCATGGGACTAACCCATTGTGATTACCAAACCTCCACTAGTGGTTTTCTACTAAAAACCCGAACTGGCATCTTTGACTTTACTAATAATGTTTAGAAACTTGTTAGTCTCTAGTGAACACTTTCGAATTGGGGTAACTAAGATACAAAGTTACCATACACATCGATGGTTTGTTGTGTGCTTGGGACTCGAACCCAAATTTACTACCGAAAGTAGTTGTCCTATCCATTAGACGAGCACACGGAACCACAATTTAAGTCTGTAAACCTATCTCATGGTTTCTAAAAAAACAATTACAGTAATTGTTTTATAGTACTCCCAGAGAGAATCGAACTCTCGTTTCTACCTTGAAAAGGTAACGTCCTAACCGTTAGACGATGGGAGCATTTAAGAGGTACTGCCTTAGAGTGACACCCCCTAGGAACGTTCTTGATAGAACGTACAAGACCACCGAATCATACAACATTTAAATTTTCATTAAATTGTGTTTATGGTTTTTTCGTAAACCAATACCCTTCGATTCTGGTAAGTAAACCGCTCTAGTATTCCAGACGAGATTCGAACTCGCAATCTTCTACGTGAAAGGCAGACGACTTAACCGTTTGTCCACTGGAACATTTATAGTCCCCTATCTTGTTCATAGGATATTTAAGACTTATTTTTATTGTGGTTCCAAAGGGAGTCGAACCCTTGACACTCGCATCTTCAATGCGATGCTCTACCAACTGAGCTACAGAACCATTATTTATTTTGTTGTTACAAAGGTATGTATTTTATTTCGTTATACCTAATGTTTTTTAAAATAAATTAATTTATTTTTTTATCGTTATTAATTATGTCAAAGTACGTTGTTGTTGTTGTTACAAAGGTATGTATTTTATTTCGTTATACCTAATGTTTATTTTTATTTTTATAAACAAAAAAAAGCTTGGCGTTTCGGCCAAGCTAATTATCAATATTATTAAACTAAATAGTTAACACATGACATTACTTGACCTTCCTAGGCTAAAATCGGCCTCGGCTATAAAGAATTCAAATATGTTGTTATTAGTTTTCATTTTGTTTTGTTTTTAAATATATATACAAAGGTACACACAAAGTACTGAAAAAACAAGTCTTTTTTAATCTTTTTTTAAATGTTTTTTATAAAGTTCTGATTTCTAGAAGTTTACTTTTTAAACTTTTTCTAATAAAATGTGATAAATCCAACTCTTTTTCTGAATCTTTATCTAATGCGTGTATTGCTTTAGGTTCTTCACGACTACTAGTATCTACTTTATTATTTATAACTTCCTCACCCTTTTTAACTAATTGCTTATTAATTATTTCATAATTATCATCATCTATAACACCTACATTATAAAAATCAAATCCATTTAATATTACAATCTTTTGTTTAGGGAAAGAACCAGTAGCAACAGTTGTTGCTGCTTGACCAACTACTTCAGTAAATAATGCTGGTATTGCATTTTGTGGTGCCATTTTTGCATGTAAATTATAACAAGCTATTTCACCTTTACCACCAAAATTATAATTTCCTAATATGTGTGCAATGTAGTCATGAACAGTTCTAAATATTATATTATCCTCAACACTAAAATATGGATGTTCAGAATAATCTACACTTATTTTTAAAATTCCAGTTTCTTCAAACGATGTTTTCATTTCACTTTGAGTTTTATACTCTTCGTTAGAATTTAAAAACATAATTTTAAAGTCTCGCCCATTAATATTAATAGAACCAACTTTAGATTTATTATTAGTTGTAAATATAACATCTACTTTAGATAATAATCTTTTAAATAATTGATGGTTGGATTTATTTAACGATTCCCAATGATTGGTAACTGATTCATCATAATCTTTTGCGTTTAAATAGGAATTTGATACTATCTCTATATATGTGCTATAATCTTTTAATACTAATTTTTCGTTTAACATAATTATCTATATTTTATCTATATTTTAGCTATTTGTAAATTATTCATTCCTTTTCCGAACATTTCAGCTTCTAATGCTCTTCTAGGTATATGACCAGCATATGTTACATTTGTTTGTGGTATTAAATCTTTTGCAGCTTCAAAGTTATTTTTCTTAACTTCTTGAATGAATTCTGATTTTCTGAAGTTACCAATACCCATATTGAAAATCATAGAAGTCATTGCATCATACATGTTTTGGTCAATCTTAACATCAATACCTTTATGTTTCCATTGTTTGAAGATTCTATTCAAACCATTTTCAGCTTCTTCTACATCATCATTAAATAATTGTTGTGCAACATTTATATCTATTGATTGTCCTAATGCATATTTGGATTTATTTTCTTTTTCAGCATGTCCCCACCCAATAGTTATCATACCATCACCTAATCTATATGCATTAAGTACTGGATTACCTTTTTCTTTAACAGAACCTTCCTCACGTTTTAGGAATAATTTAAGACTATCAGATGATATTGTTGGATTAGATTGAACTTCTTCTGGAACCTCCATATTCAAGTTCTTAAAGTGTAGTGATAATTCTTGTTTAATTTCTGGAGCTTTAGATGAAATTATAGAATCAACTGAATTAACACCTATAACAGTAATTAAGGATATTAATGCATATTTGGTTAATTTAACTTTTATTGATTTTGGTAAAGATTTAATCTTATCCAAAAACATATTTAAATACTTTTCAGCTTGTTTTTTACTACTAATACCTTCTTTTGATTTATCAATCTTTTCTTTGGTAATATCCCATTCAAATGTATTTTCATCTTTAGATTCACATAATATAAAAACCTCATTTAATATAATAGATGAATTTTCAAATATTAATTGTTCAGTTATTACTTGTTGATATATTTCAATTAATTTCATATACTATAAATATACCATAAAAATAAAAAAGTCGTACAGATAAAGAGACTCGAACTCTCACGCCATTCGGCATTGCATTCTAAATGCAACGGGTCTACCAATTCCCCCATATCTGCATACTACAAGTTTTTAAATAAATATAAACAACGTGTCTTTTATTTAAAAATTTATATTAGTAGTCCCGATGGAATTCGAATCCACACTGTACGAGGTTTAAGCTCGATGCCTCTGCCTATTGGGCTACGGGACCATATTTAGTTTAATTAATTTCAAATAGCGTGTCTACCAGTTCCACTATCGGAGCATATTGTTGGGATAGTAGGATTCGAACCTACGACCTTCTCCATGTAAAGGAGATGCTGCTTCCACTGAGCTATATCCCAATTTGGTAGGATTAACCTACCTTTATAAACTTATCTTTATCGATTGCTTTAACAATCCATCTATTCAATTCAGATGCTTTAATTTCAGCACTAAATGTTGTTGAACCTAAATCACTTGATAAATCATCAACAATTACCACTATTTTAGTCTTACCATTTTCACACTTAACCTTTTCTTCATGAGTATCAACTGTTTCAATCGGAAATTGAAACTTACCATCTGCCATTTCAACTGTGTAATATACATTACCATACATATAATGACTAATGTAAGCACTTACCTTAGATTTATATAATTCAATTTTTACTTTGTTTTTATCAATAACCATTTTTTCACTTTTTTAATATTTCTAATTTTTTTAATCCTAATTAATCTATCAAACTTATCATTAATTTCTAATATTAAAGTTTCATCATCTTTAGTAACCATTATCTCTTTTCCATTTATTATGTAACACATCAATATTATAATAAGGACTACCTTTACCTTCAACAATTTCACTGAAACCATTTTCCTTTGTTATTAAGGATTCGTTAGGAGTAATAGCACCTTTTGTTTTATTACCATATGAACCAGTCATTTTTTTTGTTGCTGGGTCTATATCACCCCATGAACTTTTAAAATTCCTTGGTTCGATGAATTCAACATAATATTTCTTACCAGTTTGTGGGTAAAAAACAACTTCTCTACCAGTTTCATCTCTATTTACTAAAAATTCTCTCCTAACATTTAACATAACACTTAATTTTTACTTTTATTAAAAATTACTTTTATAATATTTTTAATTTTTAACGTTCTTATTTTAATTTCTTCTTTCTCAACCAATTGTTTTTCATCTCTGAACCTTTTTATTGAACCATCAAGAGAACCTCTGATTATAACTTTAAATTCTTCTATTTCCATTATTTCTACTTTATTATTTATACTTTATTATTTATACTTTAATATTTGAGCTCCAAGCATGATTCGAACATGCGTAAACGGTTTTGCAAACCGTCACCTAAACCACTCGGTCATTGGAGCATAAAAAAAGCCCATCTAATAATTTAGACGGGCTTCTGTTTGTTTTAAAAGTATTTACTTCTTTTAACAGACAAGACCCGTCATGTTTACTACTAATAGTAAACATAAGTTTAAAAGGACCAATTGTGTGTTTAAAGTTTTCATTTTTTCTATTTTTTGTTTGTTTTATTATTAAATATACACAAAGGTACGAAAAGTTTTCCAATTGTCAAGTTTTTTTCACATTTTTTTTAAAAAAACTTGACAATTAGTTTATTTATTGTTATTATTACATATGGGATATGTATATTTAATGTTATCAGTTAGTGATACTGGTACTGAAGCGTATAAGATTGGGGTAACTAAGAATGACCCAATCAAAAGACTTAAACAGTTGTCTACTGGAAACGATAATAAAATCACACTAGTAGATTCATATCAATCAGATAACTATTTAAAGGTTGAACGTTCATTACATAGAAAGTATCGAACACTTACCGAAGCCAAAAATGAATGGAGAAAATTATCTAATGATGAATTATCTTCATTTATTAAAGACTGTGAAGAAGCTGATGAAACCATCAACTTCCTACTTAAAAACAATCCATTTTATAATTGATAGAATTCTCTTCTAATCTTAACTAATAATTTATTAACCAATTCAACATCAATTTTATTTGGTAAAGATGAAGCATCAAATATTTTATGCATATTTTCAATTTCTAGTTCAGCTTCACCAATTAATTCATCTAAATCTAATTCTCCATGTCTAATAGATAGTAAATATTTAGCATCTGGTCTTCTAACAATGATTCCATCACCTCTACCAATCTCTTGAGCCATTCTAATAAGTCTAATACAATGCATCATGTTTTTCCCATCAATCTTTTGACCATGTTGTTTTGTGTCAACATATCGTTGCTCATTTCTATTTTCAATCCATTCTTGATATTCTTTAAAGTCTTTACAATGACTTGAATAAGCATCTTTATTATAAACAATATTACAAATAGGTTCCTCACCCTTTGGTATTGATGATAATCGTAGTTGGTTTGATTCACCGTAATTTTCTTTATTTTTATTTTTCATCATAATATTATTTTTAGTAAAGGTACAAAATAAATTTGGTTCCGTAAACACGTCAACCTATTTATTTTTAAGTTATTTTATCTATATTTAAAATAAAATATTATGACTAAAATTATTAAAAAAATTAGTGTGGCACTATCACCAGAAATACTTAAACAACTTGAAGAGGGAAATTATAATAAATCTAAATTAATTGATTCATTACTTACTAACCATTTTAATAAAAAAGATAAATAAAATTCGCCTTAGTATTACTTTTACTAGTTTCCTATATATTTATAGTTATAAACAATAAGTATCATGGGAAGAAAATCAAAAACACTAGAAGAAAAGAAAGGGAAGTTGTCTATTACCATTTCAGAAGAAAATCATAACCAACTTGTTAAAGATGGTATCAATAAGTCACAACTAATAAATTGGTTGTTGGGACAACATTTTAATACAATTAACCATGGAAACTAGAGTTTGTTGTAAATGTAATATAGAACAACCATTATGTGAATATGGTGTTCAGAAAAACGGACCAAATGGGTTACGTTCACAATGTCGTAGTTGTAGACGTATAGAGGCTAAAGAATATCGAAAACAAAATTTAGATAAAGTTAAGGGAGCTAAAAAACGATGGAGTGATAATAACCCAGGATATAATAAAGAATACGCTAAAAATAACCCAGAAAAAATAAGGACAATACAGAATAATTATTATAAACGAAACCCTTTTACCGTTCGATGGAGGGGGTTATTATCAGATACTTTAAAGAGGTTAGGAATGAAAAAAGAAGGACATACTATTGATGTATTAGGTTATTCAGCTTTAGACCTTAAAAACCATTTAGAATCTCTTTTTAGTGATGGGATGACGTGGGGTAATTATGGTGAATGGCATATAGACCACGTCATCGGAGTTACTAATTTCAATAAATATTCTGACATTAAACTTGTTAACGCATTATCTAATCTAAGACCACTATGGGCAACTACAAGAGAGATAAACGGTGTGATTTATGAAGGTAATTTAAATAGACCAAAATATTAAAACCCAGATTTACTCTGGGTTTTCTTCATTACCACCAACTTTAGCTAAACCTTTATAACCCAACCCAAATGGTTTACCTAATTCTTTTAAAATTAATTTATATTTTTCTTTATCTTCGTCTGATATATTATTAGAAAAACATTTATGTGCATCCCAATCATAATAAAGAGTATACATGTCTCTAGCGTTTGACATTTTAACAACACCAAAAAACTTAATTTCTAACTCAGTATCAACCATCCACTTCTTTAGGGGAATAGTTTTCTCATCTTGAATAACATAGACGAAATCTAAAACATCTTTTCTAGCTACTTTATCTTTCTCCCAATTTTGTTTCTTATTAAGACCTTTAGCTTTTTGAATTTGTTGAATGGCATAACCAGCAAATGAATTCTTACACCCTTTTGTTATAAATTCATCTTTATTTTCAAGAATTAAATCAAATAATGGATGTTTTGTTATGATACAATCTTCGGGAGAGTTTAATAACTCTAAAACTGTTGGATTACTAGTACCCATTAATTCTAAAAATCTTTTTAATTCCCAACCAGTTTTATCCTTTGTTACATTAACTTGTTCAACATATTTAGTACCTAAAATATTATCCTCTGGTAATATATACACAAATTTTTCATCAATATCTGATGTTAGTGTTTGAGTTCCATAAGCTTGACTACCTATTACTGTCTCAAAAAGTATTAAACCGTTTTCTTTTAAGTATTCGTATGTCATAATTTATTTAGTTTTATTTGTGAGATGTAAAGGTACAAAACTTATTCTAATAAAACAAACTATTCTGTAATTTTCTTACCAGTTAATAATTCCATTTCTTTCATTAACCTCTTCTTAGCAAATCTAAGTTTAAATATTTTAAATGGGTATTGTGTTGAATATAACCTAGATATAGAATGACCACAGATAGATTCACAAATAAGTAGTGTATCTAATTCACCAGCTAACCCTTGATAATTTCTAAAGTTTACTTTCATATAATATTTATCTGATTTAAACTTTTAAAGGTCTTAGTAGAGTCATTGGTAAAAATAACGTAGTAGGATAATTCTTGGGAAGTCTCACCCCAATAATCATTTTCTTTAGTATCTGGAGTAATCTGTATTGTCCTTATACTTTCTTTAACTGACTTTATTTCTAACTCAATTTCAACGTTCATATCAGTCATTACTAACATTTTACGACCAACTAACATTTCTAATACATTCATATTACTTAATTAAATGTTTAACACTTTCACATGGTACACATGTAACCCCTAACCCAGTTGTAGCTGTACTAAAAGATTTTCTTGATGCGACAATACCAAAACATAAATTAGTTCTACTATCTCTCACATATTTAATGTCGTTAGAATCAACATCTACATTACCAGATGTAGATACACTACAACTCATCATTCCTAACCCTAATCCTAACACTATTATTATTCTTCTCATATTTTAATTATTTATACTTTAGATTTCAAAGGTACTAAACTTAATTCGATATACCTAATTTTATTTTATTTATTTATAAAACCTTTTATTAAACAATCAACAATATATTTTGAATGTTCAATATATTTTGGGTGAACATACCCCAATGACATATGCATTCCGAAGTATGGTCTACCCAAACCTAACTCATTACGTATACTTTGTAAATCATCTCTATCTTCATTTGGAATATTTAACCACCAGTGTTCATAATTTGAACGTGGGTCTAAATCCAATGTTATATTTATTTCTTTACCATGCCATTTATTTTTGACACTTAACCAATTTAACTCAACTTCTTCTTTAGATAGTTTACCGTTTTGTCTTAAGTCTACAATACTATCATTTATAAATGATATATGAGCACCTCTAATTGGTGGATTTATAACTATACTATATCTTCTTTGAATAAACCATGCATAATAATCACATACATCACCATCAATGAACACCATTGCAATCTTCTTCCATGAAGATTGCTTTCCGTGTTTAGTTGTTATGTCTTGTGGTTCAAAAATAATTTTACCACTTATTATTATTTTATCTTGCATGTTTAAGCTAATCTAAGGTTTTTTAAGTACGTTCTTAAGAAAGCATTCTTTCCACCACCAATCTTTTCTTCCCAAGCTAAGTAGTTCTTGTTATTTTTAGCATCTAACTGAGAAATGGCAGCTTCACTTGGTTTTTTCTTAGACCAAGGAATTGTTTCAGCTATAAAATCTGGATATAACTCTTTATTAAACACCCTCTCATCAACCAAAAATGCAATGGCTGTTAATTGGTCACCTAAATCTGGTTCATAAAATGTTTGTAATAGTACACCAGCTTCTTCCATAGTTTTCATATGAATATTAATAGAACCTAACTTAGATTCATTATTATTAGTTGTACCACCATTTAATATGATAAATGTTTTATCCTCATCAGCGAACTTTTTATAAATTGCATTATATTTATCAAATCCTTCCACCATTCTACCATAATCTACAACTGCATGTCCAAATTGAATACCTTGCTGTATTGGAGATATGTTATACGGAACCAAACCATACATTCTATACTCTAAAAACATTTCTGTTTTCCTAGGCATTGATTTGGATTTAACAACACAAGCATCTAAACGTTTATAGAACTCTACTAAACTTATCTTTTCTTTATAATAAGATTCATCTTTTGATGATAGAGAAGTTTCCCAATCTTCAAGATTTATAATTCTTATTGAACATTCAAAACACCAATCATACCCAGTCTTTAATATATTTTCCATTTTATTTTATTTTTAATCATAATCATTAGTTGAATCATCATTCATTGATTTTAAATTAACTAATTCAATGTTAACTCTTTTTAAATCATCCGAAATAATTTTAATTTCGTCAATTTTTTCTTGGAACAACTCAAAAGATTCATTAATTAACGTCAATTCATTATCAGTTAAATCTTCTTTAGATATACTAATTTTTGAAGATAATAATTTGATATATTTTTCTTTTAATGTTTCAAATTTAAAATTTTCCATCTTAATTAATTTTAATTAATTTCAATTAAATGTGATACAGTACATTGTGCTGCATTATACACTATAAATTCATTATTTCTTAAATCAGCACCACCCTTAGCAAATACACTATCGTAATCGTCTTTTTTCAAAACACTTTGAGATAATTTATAACAACTAGAGTCGTGATGTAATATTTCTTTTTGATTACCTAAATGAACATCAAATAAAGCTAAAAATGCTTTATCATTACCACCTTTGGTCCAATAAGAACCCCTAAGTGATGTATATCCAATTGATTTCTGAGCTTTATCAGCAAAGTATATACCATCACCAAACATTGAACCATTATGTACTGCTCCAGAAGGTCTAATAAGTAATCCAGTTTGCATAATATTAAACCAATTCTCATTTCTAGAACCATGGAAGTAATATCTTTTCTTCTTAACCTTAGCCTTAGCCATGTTTTTATCAAATTTACCTTGTGTCTTGTTATTAATAACTTTATACACTTTTTTCATTTGATTAGAATTAGGTCCCATCAATTTCTTGATAAGTTCCAAAGTTTCATTATCATTTTCAACCTCAATACTTAACCCCATTTGGTCAAGAATATTAACATCATCAATAACAGCTTCCTTACCACTTTCTTTAATCTCTTTAGCTTTTGCAGTAGCTTCTCGTTGTTGTTTAATTAACTCAACTTGACCACCCATAGTATCTAATGCTGATTGCTCACTATCAATGATTGTCTGAGCTTCACTCAACGAATCGTTATCAACGATATCTAAAATTAAATGATGTCTAACATTATCCATTTTACGTGGAATAATTGTAAATAATTTTAATAACATATCGTTAATATGTTTTATATTAACACCAATACTCATCAATGATGAAATACTAGTAATTACTTCTTGAGCCGCCAATACTTGTTGTTCAGAAACAGCCTCTTGTGTAACTTTATAGTTTGACTGAATAGATTTATTAGCAAATGCCATCAATTCCTCAATCAATTTCTTAACAACAACATCTTTAATCTTCTCAACTTTATTATCTTTTGGTTCAGATGAATCATCGTCTACAACTACTTCAGTCAACAATTCAGTAACATCAGTATAACCCTTTGTTGTTGATAGTTTCTGTTTATATATTTTTGACCACTCATGTGACTTTTTATAGACAGTTACTAGAACTTTACCTACTCTACCATATTCACACTTTATCCTACCATCACTTTGCTCTTCCATGATGTAGACTTTATTGCTATTATCCGTTTTACCGTTATCGACAGATACATGAATTAATTTTGCGAATTTTAAACCATTTTCTTTCTCAATCATAATTATTTATCTTTTTTATTATCTTCTTCCATTTTTTTCAAATACGGAATCGAATTAGGTGCTGGACCTTCATTATCAAAATTAGTATTTAAAACCATAGCTGTAGGTGGTGAATCCCTAAATTCTACTTTAGTTGCTTTTTTTGGTGAAGAATCTTTTAACATTTCTGGTCTATTTCCAACCATCCATTCTAAATAATTCATATCATTCTCTTTTAACCAAGCAACAGATTTACCAACATATTTACCACTTCTTAATTTAAAATTATCATCCATTATTTTACCAATTTCTAGTAACATCTTCAAATAAATGAGGGTTCATCGTTAACCAAGAATAAAATAAAGCTTGCATTGCTGGTGGTACCATATTACCATTAACATATACCACATCCATAACTATTTCAATTTCTTGACCTTTTGGAAGTGGCATATCTTTACCCACTTCTGCTGCTTCTTTTAATTTGTATACTTTTTGTTTAATCATAATTCTTGTTTTTTCATAAACATTTCTCTAACTCTAGTAGAAATGTATTTATTTACTTCTTTAGGTTCAACACCATTACTAACCATCGTGTCCATTTCCTCTTTGATTATATCGTTTATAACCCATCTAATAACATCACCCATTTTTTTGATATCAATAGGTTAGATTAATTCTTGGTCAAAGAAATAACGTCTACTAATGTCTGAAACATATTTACCAATATCTTTTGGTTCTAAACCAGCCTCAACCAATAAGTCCATATCTTCTTTGATTATATCGTTTATAACCAATCTGATAAAATCACCCATTTTACCCCTATCTAATGTGGTACCATTCATTAAATCACAAGCCTCAGTTAGCATTTGACTTAATCTCCATGTAGGTGTTACTTTTTCAGCAAGTTCAATAATTTTATTTATTTTCGCATCATCAACCTTTTTAAGTGTGATAACTTTAGATTTTCCAGCGTGGAGGTCTCCCTTAACTTTAAATCTATGTACAACACCTTTATATTCAGCAGACCAAACTACACCTTCACCAATTCCAGAGTGACCAAATGCTAATGCAACTGGACATTCTTTTTCAACACCTAATGTTATTTCAGACAATTCATTTTGAACTAATTGAGGCATATTGAAATCTATTTCTATTGATTTAACACCAAAGTCATCAATATTAAATATATTTTCATCTTTATGATTTAAATAAAAATGGTCAACCCAATATGCTGGTTTATCTTTTAATTCTTCATCATTTTCAGTATGTGGTGTTATTTTAACACCAAATATAAAAAAAGACTTTGGTAGATTAACTAAAGCAACCGTCTTTTGTATATTCGCACCACACCATTCACCATAAATAGTTATAGTATTATCGTTTAACTCTAAAGAGTTTTTAATAATAATTTGACGAAATAAATCATCAAAAAACCTTTCTTTAGATTCAACAAAAAATGCAAAACCAGCATTATCTTTTTGTGGTGTTATTATATCATTTTTTGATTGTGCCCAAATACCATTTTTAGCATTAAAAGAAACACCACCATTAGTACCATGACATTTAGTTCTACCTTTAAATGTTATTACTGGTTTCTTTAACGTTACATCATAAATACCATCACCATTATCATCCAAACCAATAAAGTTAAACGCTCTATTTATGTTAGACACAACATTTCTAAACTGGTCGATACTTGGCATTTTTATTAATTTCTTATTCATCTTATATTAAATTTAAGTTTAAAAATTAAATCCAATCCATGGACTTATATAATCTAATTTTTCCCAATTACTATATAATATACCATATGTGAGTGAACCTTTTGTATATGAAACACCGACACCATATTATATAAACATATTTTTAGTATTAAAATAACCACCATAACCTAAAAGTATATTACCATTTAATTTACCCAATGGAAAAGTTGTGTTTGTTTTAATCTCATAACAATAGTTACGTATATTATCAGTACTGTTAATTCCACTAAAATTACCACGTCCTAAAGATATACCAACTGAGAAATTATCTCTACATATACCACCTTCAAGACTCGCAAATGTGTTTGAATGTAAATCATTTCCACTAGATAATGACATACCAACAGATACGTAACCACCAAAACTTGTTTTAACCGAATCACTAGGTCTAATTGAATCTGATTGTGCGACTGAAACCATGGATACTAACCATACTAATAATACTAATACTAAATTTTTCATTTTTATTTTTATTTTTATTATTTATTCAACAAAGGTAATAATTTTTTTAGATATTACTAATTTATTTTTTTATATTTTTCATTTTTTTAATTTCATCACCAAGAGCCTTTAGTGATATAATTTCAAGACCTTTACGTTCTATTTTACGTTTAACTATGTATATTTTATACGCAGTATATAGAACTGCGATAAGTATTATTCCTAATATAATCGCTACAAGTATTAATATTATTTCAACCATTTTTATTTAATTAAATTTTTAACCATATCTTCAATCTCTCTGATTGACTCTAATGTATCACATGTGTCTTTATCATCTCTAATTAATTCAAACGCTGGATACATTAAAGAATAATTACCATCTGAATCATGTGATAAACCATTACATTTACATTGTAAGACTTTTTGTAGTAACGAATCTTGATTTCTAGTAACATATTCCATCATATCTTCTTTAAGACCTTGAGGACGAGTTTTAACTAACCCATCTTCTGACTCACATAAGAAACTAGAAATTAAAAACTCATTTTTAGTACCCTTCTTACCATAATTGAAACCAACTATGCGTAAATCAACAGTCATTTCTAATTTCATTTTAATTTGCCAAGTTGGTTTACCGTCTTTCCATTCACCTTTTAAAGCTTTAAGAATAGTACCTTCCATTGGTACACCATCAATCTCTGTTGCTAAAACTTCTTGAAAATGCTCCATAGCTTCAGCGTATGTTGATACCTCTTTATAATCAATTAATTTAACCATTGATGGTTTAGCACCATAAATTAATTGTTTAAGATTAATTAAACGCTCATCATAAGGTGTTTTTGATTTTTTAACCAAATAATCTTCTAAAGTTATAGTATCCCAAACTGTATAAATTATTTTTGATAAAGCATCATCAAAACTACCATGTTTTTCTTCAAAACTAATAATTTTTATTGCATTTTCTTCATCAGAACGATTTTCAGTACCCTTAAGAATATCAATAAGTGATGCGATAATACCATTTGATATGTAACGAGGAACACTATCCATTGTTAATTCACCATTCAGAACGCAGTCATCAAATAACTCTAAATCACCAATAAATTTAGCGTTTGTAAGAATTGTTGGTTCACCAGCTCTACTTTCCATTTGAACCTTACCATCAAGAACTATTGCGTTACAATATCTACCATCCATTTTAATTTGAGATAAACCTTTAGCACCCTTATCGAATATTTTCTTAGCTTTACCCTCATTAAAAGAAACCGCACCCATATAAGGTGTTTTCTCTATAAGTCCAACCATAACTTTATTGATATATGTTGTACCCATACCAATTTTTGGGTCTTTATCTATAATACGTTCAATAATATAAGCATCATCTGGTTCTAGTGTTGATAATAAATCAAGTAAAAACCTAGTTGCATCACCACCAGTAACGTGTCTTTCTGAAATATGACTCAACTCACTAACAACAAATTCTAAATCATTTGTAATCGTAGAATCTCTAGTATATTCTGGAATTTGTTTAATGTAAAACCTTACTCGCTTTGACTTACATAGATATAATACTTTCTTAAGTAACTCATTATCGTTATATTTAGTAAGAATTGACATCTTTACTTTATCACCACTCTCAGCAGCAATCTCATCAAAAATTTCTTTTATTTTCATTTTAATTTTAATTTTACATTAAATAATATACTATACTTCTTCTACTTCTAACTCTAATAATTTTTCTAAATGATTCCACATTACTAAACCGTCTTTTGGTGTGTTTAAGAATAAAGCACCATGGAATTGACCATACTCTTTAGCATACATATCAATCTTACCACCGTGTTCAATATTGGCAATTCTATCACCTAACTTTAACTCGATAGCGTTAGGGTTAGATGCAGTCTTAGGAAGGGTCTTAACCTTCTTTTCTGCTCTATTTCTACCTAACTCATCAGTTACACAGTAAACCATTTCAGCAACTTCAATACCAAAACGTCCCTTAACCTTATTATAAGATAATGCGGTGTCTTCGATAATATCATGAAGATAAGCAGAAATAATATATTTACCACTATAACCAAATCGTCTAAGAACATCAACAACATCATCAATATGTTTAACGTATGGATAAATCTCATCATACGTTTGTAAGCCGTGTGCTTGGATAGCAATCATCCTAGCTTCTTTATAATCTTTTTCTGTAAATACCATTATTATTATTTTTTGTAAATGTACGAAATAAATTTCAACTATCCAAATCATTAAGTTTAAAATATTCTGGGTCTTCATTCCATCTTGAATAATCTACAATAGTTTTACCCTTAATTTTAATTGGTGTACCTTTTGATTTCATCCATTGTATAAATCCTATACAAGGTTTTAGATTTCCCTCTTCTTCAGACGTATCATGACAACCCCATACACCGTTTAGTTTTTCATATATTGATTTAATGTCAAATGGTTCTGGTAGACAACCCATATTCTGAGCTTCATTTGATTCTTCACTAAAGAAGTTAAATGGACATGAAATACACTCATGACCACACATTACGTCTATTATTTCTAGTCACCTTTATTTTACTTGGTCCTTCTGTTAATT